TCACTACTCAGTACACCCCGCCCACAAGTGTTGGTGCAGTTGGCACTTATGCGTTTCTAGTGCGTAACTCTAATACAGCCTCAATAACCGAGGGTCAGAGTATCTCTGGTTCTAGCTTGGTCTACGGTTCCGTAGATGCGGTGAACCCCTACATATACGAAACTTTGGTGTATGGTAATTCTGGAACTTCTCCTTCTGGCACTTGGAGGGCGATGGGTAAGACTACATCGAGTCTCGCCACCAAAGGCACTGTTTACTTGAGGATTTCATAATGAGCATCACAATCACAGAAGTGCGCAATGCAAAGTCACTACAGTCTGACAACCTCCGTATGGACGTTGAGATCAACCACCCAGACTACGGGTGGATACCTTACACTGTTGACCCCTCCGACACTGATACCACAGTAGACAACGCTGCCATCCTAGCTCTCGTTGGTAATAACTTTAGTGCATACGTTGCTCCCACCCAAGCCGAGCTTGATGCGGCTTTGGCTGCCCAAGTCAGGGCGCAGAGAGACAGTCTTTTGGTGGGGGTAGATGTAGTCGTGAGCAACCCACTGCGCTGGGCATCCCTGTCCTCAGAAAAACAGAACGAGTGGACTGTGTATCGCCAGGCCCTTCTCGATGTACCTCAGCAATCTGGGTTCCCAAGCACAGTAGTTTGGCCCCCGGTAGTCACTTAGACTTAACCTACAGTAAGGAACTCAGGCCATGCCTAACCTACCAATCCGTGGACTAGGGTCCGTGGGCGTGGTCACTGATGTTGACCCCTACAACCTCCCCACCAATGCCTACACCAGAGCAAAGAACATTAGGTTCACTGATGGTAATGTGACCCGTGGCCCAGTGTACCGGGCTGTGTCTGATGCCATACCGTGGAACCCTGTGTTCTCCTATGGCCTTACAGCCCTCTCTGGCTACGATACTGTGTTGTTAGTGGATGATACCTTCGACATCTATGAGTTCTCCAATGGTACCTTTACGCAGCGGTTCAACTCTGGCACCTCTACGACCATCTATAGGACCACAGCTACAACTCTTGCGGATGTGCAATACGTCAACCGTGCAGACCAAGTGCCTGTAGCAAGAACCCCAACTGCCAGTAACTTCACTGCTTTGGCCAACTGGCCCTCTAACTACACCACAACATCTCTGCGCTCTTTTGGTGACTTCTTGTTGGCTCTAGGCACAGTGGAGTTAGGTACTAACTACCCTAACCGTGTGCGGTTCTCTGACCCCGTACTAGCAAACCAAGTCCCAGACACTTGGGATGAGACTGACTTGACCAACAGTGCTGGCTTCAATGACCTCGTACAGATGAAGACACCCATCATGGATGGTGCCACACTCGGGGCGAACTTCCTTGTGTATTCCCAAGACCAAGTGTGGATGATGGAGTTTGTGGGCGGTACGTTCATCTTTAACTTCCGCAAGGTCTTTGATGACGCCGGGGTAATCAATCAGAACTGCATCGTGGAAGTCGAGGGTCGCCACTACGTCTTCGACCAAGACGACATCTATGTGACTGATGGCAACACCCGTCAAAGCATATGTGACGGTAGGGTCCGTAAGTACATCTTTGGTGGCATGGATACCTCACTCACCACTGAGTGCTTTGTTGTCCACAACAGTGCCCTAGAGGAGATATACTTCTGCTACCACACAGGTGACGATATGGCTGTGTATGCAGATGGAACTCATTGCAACCGCGCAGCAGTCTACAACTACAAAGAGGACGTATGGTCCTTCCAAGACCTCCCCAATGCCGTAAGTGGCACAGAGGCCTCAGTAGACAGTGTGTTCTCCTACGCAGATGCAACCCAGACCTTTGATAACATTGGTGGCTCCTACCACGATCAAGAGAGCCAGAATACTCGTAGGTCTCTTCTTGTGTCCTCCACTGGTGGCGGCATTCCAGACAGTAAGCTCTACGGTATCGACCTAGTGGACCAAGGCAACTTAGCTCAATCAGTGGACACCACAGTCTCCTCTCCGCTTCTACTAGAGCGTGTAGGCATAGACCTAGATGACGTGGGTATCCCCCTCAGCGGCTACAAGGTAATCTCCAAGGTTTACCCCCAGATGTCTACAGTCAATGCGGATGCCACCTTTGGTTTTACCTTTGGCGCTGCTGACACTCCTAATGCAACTCCCAACTACCAGACTGAAGTCACCTTTAACTCCTCTGATGACTACAAGGTGGATACACGGATTGCTGGTAGATACCTGTCCTACAAGTTGACTACAGCTACCCTCAAGGACTTTGCGTTGAGTGGTATGGACGTTGAAGTTGTAGTCACAGGTCGGAGGTAACTCATGTCACTATCAGACAAGATCAACATGCTGGTGTCCCCTTACACGCGCCGCCAAGCACCAAACCTCAACCCCGACTTCTTAGCCAACTATCTACAAGAAGAACTACGAGAACTAGAGGCCTCTGTGAGGTCTCTGAGTGACGCAAGTGTTCAAGTGGCAGACAGAGCACCAGATAGTCCCCGTAAGGGCATGGTTCGCTATGCAGTGTCCCCCTGGAACCCTAAAGGTGACGGATCCGAGGGGCTAGTTGTCTACAACGGCACAGCTTGGGTGGCAGTATGAAACAAGACTTAGAGATCAGGCAGTCTCTCATGGAGTATCAGACAATAATGCTCCATGGCATTGCAGAGGGCAACCTAGAGTGTGCCTTAGATCAGACCGAGCTTGAGCACCATTTCACGCCCCTGGATGATCGTTATGGGTGCCACCAGTATGCCCGTCAGCTGTTCATGCCAAAAGGTATAACTGTGGCCGGGGCTCTGCATAAGCGGGACCACCTAACTTTCTTGATGGCAGGCACTATGGTGATCATATCTGAAGATGGTGGTCGCCAACGACTGACTGGGCCTCAGACCTTTGTATCACCAGCCGGCGTCAAAAGAGCCTTCTTCATTGAGGAAGACACAACATTGGTTTGTGTTCACCTCACAGCTCATGGTGCAGAAGAACACATGGAAGCAATTGAGGATGAAGTCCTAAGCCCCACCTATGAGGCCATGGGACTAGAAGAGCCTGACCTGACTTCCCTAAATGAGTTCCTCACGAACTCTAGTAATAACAAAATCGAGTAGGAAACCAATATGGCATTTGTAATAGGAGCCACCATCATCGGCGCTGGCGTTGGCCTGTATGGTGCGAATAAAGCATCCAAAGCACAAGACGCAGCCACAGCCGCATCCTTAGCCAGTTTTAAGCAGTACGAACCTTATGTGGACGCTAACCTAGCTGGCAGTTCTACCGCTTTAGATGGTGTACTTGCAACTGGTGCCTACGGCGGTCAAACCCTAGCTGGCCCTAACCAGTTCCAGACGGGCACTGCCACCAACATGGGCAACATCGGTGGCAACCTCCAGACCTCCGGCTACGACATGATGAATACCAACGCTGGCTTTGGCACCAATGCGAACCAGTTATACAGCCAGTTCCAGGGATTGTCCCAGAACGCTCAGCGCGATCGCCTGTCTTCTGCCAACCAGTATGCCATGGATAATATGGATCCCATTGTAGCCGCTGCAATGCGTGACGATCGCCGCAACCTGCAAGAGAACACGCTGCCAGGCATCGACCTTGCTGCTAGTGGTTCAAACAACATGAACTCTAGTCGCGCAGGTGTAGCCGAGGCCGTAGCCAATCGTGGCTATGACGACCGCCGTGCTGATGTCAGGTCCCAGGTTATGGATAGTTTGCGTACACAATCTTTGAACCAGCAAAACCAGCAATTTGTCGACCAGTCAAATGCCCTAACCAATGCTGGTAACGCGAACACTGCAATTTCTAATGCATATAACAGTGGTATGAACACACTAGGCGAGGGTGCTAACTTTGGTATGAACGCAGGCAACGCCCTGCAAGGTTATGACCAATCTGCACTTAATGACCAACAGGCCGCATTTGAGCGACAACGTGATTTCGAGTTACAACAGCGGCAGGGCTTTCAGTCTAATATTTTAGGTAAAGCGCCTTCTTCTCCAACAGTTACCCCAAATCTATACAATGGGGTCCAGGGGGCCATCAGTGGTGGTATGCAGGGCTTTGGCTTTGCAAATCAGTATGCACAACAGCAGCAGCAAAATGCTCAAGCACAAAACGCTTGGGCACAGGCTAATTTTAGCCCACCTAATTATAACTTTGGAGGTTAGTAGAGCATGATATATCCCCCATCAGATCCCCGCGCTCAATTCTCCTATGGTCCAGCACTTCAGATGAACCCAAATCTTTTAGCCAGTGTGCCCTATAGCCAGGGCCAACCCGTCCTAATGAACCCAAACCAGCCTAATAACCCAAAGCCAGCTCTCCAGACCGGCAACGCCAGGGGATCCTCCCGGACGCCTACCATTGAGCCCCAGAAGATCAATATGATGGGCGAGGGTATGATCCGCATGGGATCAGCCATGGGCGCACAGCAGGGTATGGGTCTGAACGCAGGCATGGCAGCGATGGGCCAGGAATATGGGAACATCCAAGATTATAACCGCCAGGCCGAGCAAGAAGCCTTTGCCTTCGAGGAAGCTCGGCGAGTGGAAGGCCTTCGGCGCGCGGATGCCCAGGCTGCTGCAAAAGCTAAGGCAAACAAACCTAAATCCGGTGCCGATATGATCCTGGCGCAGGAAGGTGTAAATGAATTAGGCACTCTGATTTCAGCCCTTGAACAAGGGGGGCTGACTGGCCCCATGGATGGTACAGTACAAGCGTGGTTAGATCGCTCAGGTCTGCGTGATTACTTCTATGGTAACGATGAAGGTGCTAAACGTGCCTACTACCGCCAAAGACTTGAGAACTACAGGGTTAACGAGGCATTAGCCGTAACCGCTAACACCAAGGGTGCCATCAGTGACAAAGAGATGGCACTGTTCCTGGCACCAATCCCGGCCACTGCTGATACTACAGAGGCTACCTGGCTGTTTCACCTAAGAGAGAAACTAAGGATCAATAGTAAGATCCTCGCTTTTGAACAGGGTGCCGCTTCCGGCGGCTTCTCCTTTGTAGACTAACTCACACTAGGATCTCACATGCCAGAATTTAAGATAAAGATGCCTGACGGGCAAATCAGAACCGTGCGTGGACCTGATCGTGATGGCGCGATGGCTTTTGCCATGGCAAATTACAACCCTGCAACCACTTCAGCCCCCACTACC